TCTCTAACCCGTGATTAGCAGCGAAGGTTACCAGAAATACACCATCCACCCACTGGCCTGTGGCTTTATGTTTAACAGATGTAATCCTTATGCTGTCTATCTCAGCCTTACCAATATTAACAACACTTCCTCCCTTGGTGTGGCTTACCGTTATATCAAACGTAGATGATACAGCTGTAACGGTTTTAACATAGTAGGTGACTCCCGCCTCTAGTCCTAGTGGAAGCGTTCCATCTCCTGCGTTAGAGAACCGGATGGCATCATTGACTGAGAGAACTGACGGGATATTAATCTTGTTGGTGGAATAGTTTATACTGTTAATGATTAACTGTGTGTCTGGATTAACCACCAGCACGTACTGTTCCTCTGCGTCTCTGTTGATCGTGTGTACGAAAGCAGAACCACCTGTGTCAGCGTCAATCTGACTTATGAACTTAGTGGGAGGCCTCTTCACCAGCCCCTTAATGGGTGATGAGTAGGCGTTGATTTGCTCTTCAGCTTGGGACGCGAATCGCTGAGACTCAGCTTGCTGGCTGACCCCCTGCGCTAGACTGGTTGTAGCATTCTTGACTAAAGGCATTACGCAATAACAGCATAGGGATACGAGGTAGAGGCGTCACGCACTACGGTGTAGTTAGACAGGCGACTGTTGAATATACTATAGTCACCATTCTCACTCTCCTTGTGTATTAAATTCATTCGAGCTTCGTACTCTTCTTGAGCGGCTAGCTTCACCAGCTGGGGGTCACCGACATGTCTCGCTGCAAATATACGAGCCGCCTTTGTTACAATATATCTTCTTGCGTACTCAGGGATAGCAGGCTCACCTGTATCCGTAGTGGTTTCAAAAGGTAACTGATATGTAATGATTGCCTTAACATCATCAGTAAACTTGTAGCTGCTGTCTTTGCGATCAAAGAGGAACTTACCTCTAGCGACTGGGTCGATGCCAGCGTACTGATAAATCGATAAGTCAATGTTCAGGACATCTGTTGGTACTTCAATACGATCAGCATAGAACGTTGTGGTTGTTGCGGGGGCAGCGCTCAGTACTGCCACAGTGTTACTTGTGATGGAGGCCACTGTTAACGTGACTCCATTGTTAATCACATTCTCATCCTTCACCAAGTAATGAGGTGTGCTTGTGGTTATAGCTGTGCCGTTGTTCGAGTGGCCTATACTTCCAGTACCTTTAACAAGAGGAACATCGTTGAACCTATTGAAGTGCCACCCCTCAGTCTGAACGGCCTTGTCTACTTCCTCTAAAATTTTTTGAGCATCATTAGCTTCTCCTGCACTAGCCAACGCATTGATACGTGACTGCCCAATGGTAGACAGCATCTGATTGACTGCCTCCAACTTGCTTGTGTTTGATCCGTAAGCCATAACAAATTAAAAAAGAGGGAACCCCCATGTTTCAGAGGGTTCCCAACATGAACTATTTCTTACCAGTTTGCGTCGATAGTCGGACGGATACCATCAGACCATACAACCACTGATTCAGGACGGAGGGAACCGTGACCCATGCTGTACTTAGCGACGAACAGATTACCTTGACGTTCAATCAGGTATTCAGATTCCATCGTTAAGTCCATCAGTTTCAAGGTAGCAAAGCCACCCTTCTGGAACACGATACCAGCCAAGTTACCGTACTTAGCACGATAATCATTACCAGTTGCACCCAACCAGTTGTTATCGTTAGTACCCAGCGTATTACTACTCGGAAGATGGTTGCTCACCAAGAGGGTGATACCAGCAACACGAACAATAGAACCAGCAGCCAACGAACCCTCACCACCAACGTCTTTGTTGATCATGGAGGAACTAACTACATCAGTACCGGACGAGTTGTTGACCATCTCGTAGTACATAGCAGGAGTAACGATGGCGTACCGATCACTCTTCGGCACATCCTTCTCGTCAAGCAAACGTGCAGACTCAAACAGAGCGCGTCTAATGAAAGCAGCGTCTGGGTTAGCCCTCAGTGCGCCCTCTACGTTAGTAGAAGAAGCAGGCCGAGCATGTGCGGTGTTCGCAATCGTCTTTGCAGCAGCAGTAGCTGATCCGGTAGTGGATTGCTTACTGTACACAACAGAGCCGAGCTTAGTTTGACCAGTAATGAAGGCATCAGCAGGCACGAAATCATCAGTATGATCTTCCGAGCCAGTGTTGGTTCCTTGCTTACCGCCAGTTTTCACTGCGACTTTCAACACGTTCTTATCAAATTCGTTAGCCAGAGCTTCACCGAGTTGGTGATTGTAAGGCGCACGAACATCAAAGTGAGAAACCAACTCATCGATAGAAGCAATGAAGGTCGATGCCATCAAAACTTTATCAATGTGAATGACTTGCTCAGTCTGAGCGAACTTGTTAAGTCCACCAGCAGCAGGCCCACTGTTCTCCAAGATCGAAGACCCCGGTGTATAGTAGCCTGCGTTGGCTGTCCCGATTACAGGGAACTGTGCTGATTTACCCTTCGAGATGGTTCGCATCGTATGAAGGGGTTTCATTATGTTTTTCTCATCGAATACCGTGAGAACTTCTCCTGCAAACTTCTTTAAAAAGAGTGCAAGACTATCTCCGACACCACTGCCGGTGCTACCTTGAGCGCCTACGCGCCCAATACTATCTGTGAATATGTTAGCCATATCAATTTAGCCTTTCTTTATTTAATTACAACAAACGACCATAGCACTCACTATGGTCTATTACATAACGCCTTTGGATTTGCGTCCAAGTTGTCTGTCGTAACAGGCTATTCGGCTTCCCCTACGGGCAAATCTAACGGCCCAGCTAGCCATCCTTCAGGTAGAGTGACTCTGTTTTTAGAGAGTTCCCACTCTGAGCCTGTCCAATGGTAGACTCGACCTGTGACGTCCGGCCCAATACGAACCAGTGCGTCACTCGTTGGAATGAATACTACTCTTTTCCCACTTGTCAAGCATCCGTTGCTTCCAAGCATCACGCAACTTGCGAGGAACAGCAGGAGCAACCGTTGCTTTAACTGGTTCAGCAGCTTCATTCCAAAGTAAACTAAGTATTTCCTTAAGAATTGCTAGAAGTACCGTTCCCATTGGCTTTATCTAGTTTCTTAAGAGTCAGTCGTGAGCCAGTGTAACCTAGTGCTACTAGAGCAGCCATGATTAGACCGACAACCTTGGTTAGCCCATCGCTTTCATCCAGAATCCCAGAAGAAGCGACAGCCCCAACGACTACTGCCAGCATACTCATGTAGAATTCAGTGGATTTATATCCCGGTTTCTTAACCGTTTCGTCTACCACTGGTACAGTTTGTTGAGTATCAGGCATGCTATTCTTGAGTTGATTTGTTAACTTCCCCTAGCTTTAGCTCCACCTTGTTAGTCTTGAACCCAAGAATAAGAGATGGGAGGGGGATATCCACTGCCAGATAAGGAATCTTAAAGTTGATACCCTTAGAGGAAATGTTAGCATCAGGGAGAACCCCCGCTGCTTTCCCTAAGCACAAGGAGGGGATGCCCCACTTGATTGTCTGGCCGAATAAGGTGACATTTGGGACAGGCTTGAGGCTTGCTCCAAAGGTCTCCGCTCCTGCAGTCGTTGCGAACAACGCTACACCTACGATAAGTAGTATCTTTTTCATCATGTTAAATCGCCTGACATTGCCAGACGGCGCTCAACGTGCGCGTGGAATTTTACATCCCCTGCTTTATACAGTGGGTTCTTCATGTCTTGCTGCATATCAAACATCGATCCGTAGCCTCCTTCTTGAGCGGTACGACCCCCTTGAAACAGAGTAGGTTCTCCTCCATCTCCTGTTCCTCCTGACTGCATCCACTGAGCGAACATACCTTTGATGGCCATCTTAGCCAGTGAAGCGGAGCCTTCGATAGCTTCGTTGTACGAGTCTATGTGATCTTGATCTAGATTTTCAGACATCCAAGATGTCATCTGTTTGTAGTTATCCTCGCCGCCAGCTACATCCATTAGCTCACTGGTCTCAGTATCTATGAGTTGGGTCTGTCCCTTGATGTAGTTATCTACAAGGTCACGCGACAACCCCTTAGCTCCCAGAGCATCGTAGCTCTTGTCGCTCAGGCTACCATTGGCAGCGTACTCTTCATTGTACTGGGCAAAATCAGCATCCGTAAGGAGGCCTTTCTCTTCCGCTTGCCTTGAAGAGAACTTCTTTTCAAGAGCCGTATACGCCTTAGCCATATCTTCTGGACTGCTGAACTTGTCGGCAAGCCAGTCTGGTCGGGATGGTTCTTCCTGTTGTTGAACGGCCTCTTCGGATGCTTCCAGATTTTCTTCTGGAGCATCTGGGCCTGAGTCTTGGTCACTGAATTGTACTCTCTCTACCATGATGTTTATCTACGTTGTTTTCTTTCT